TTTGGTGCTGCTAAAGCATCTGCTAACATTAGCATTGATAAAATAGGTAATGTTGTATTTAATACTCCGGGATATTATATTGTTAATATGGGTGTTAATTTACAAAACTCAGACATCATAACTCAATATGCAATGTTTACTGCAACCCTTAATGGTAATCCTTATTTACAAACTTGGGTTCATCAATTATCAGGTGCACAACCTTCAGGTTGGGAAGTTAGTTTCCCTGTTAATACTTCAGGTGATACGTTTACTTTAAACTTACTTGCAACAATATCAAATCTTCAAGCAGATACTAAAACTGCAGTAACTAACGTAGCATCTATGCCTACTGCTCCTGCTTCTTGGATTGCTATTCATAAATTAGCATAATGGATATTAGAAAGATTTCAATAGGTCCTGATTACAAGTCAGGTGCAATGCATTACATTGTAGGGCAATCTGTTCTAAATGGTAATTATATAATCCATTTAATTAAGTTTGATGTGGACAGGGAATCAATATTAATATATATTGAATCTGATGGTGAAATTGTTTTATGGAAAGAATTTACATCTACAATGCCTGTATCAATTGAATATAACATAAACTTTTTATAATGTCAGACTTAGCTACCCAACAATTACAAGAAGAACTTGAGGTTTATACTGAACAAAAGAAACAACCTAATCTGACATTTGAGCAAGAAATGGAACTTGCAGATAAAATCCATAATATTAAAATGAAATTGAATGGAGTCAAACCAACGGATTCATATATAGATTGTATTGGTTGTGGCTCATAAATTAAATTATGAAATCACCGTTTGCATTCATCGTCAAACCTGTCAAAGGGAAGAGATATGATAACACTAAGAATATTGGTGGAATAGAATTTATTGTAAGCACATCACAAGAAGAAGCACGATTTGCGAATCGAAAAGCTGAAGTTATAGAACTCCCCCTAGGATATAAAGGTCCAATACAGGTGGGAGATTTTTTATTAGTACATCATAATGTATTTAAGTATTATAACGATATGCAAGGAAAGCAAAGAAGTGGCAAAAGTTATTTTAAAGATGACCTGTTCTTTGTTGAACCTGAACAGTTTTATATGTACCATAATGGTACACAATGGAATGCAGTTGACAGATATTGTTTTGTAAAACCAATATCAAAAGAAGATTCGTATCTTTATAAAAACACAACAGAAGAACCGTTAGTTGGTTTAATGAAATACCCTAACGAATATTTAAAAACAAAAGGTTTAAAAGAAGGAGATAAGATTTGTTTCAAGCCTGATTCAGAATATGAATTTAATCTTGATGGAGAGAAACTATATAGAATGTTTGACCATCAAATTACTATGGTACTGTGATATATATAAAAGACAACTTCCTAAGTGAAAGTGTATATAATCAACTAATGGATTATTTATTATCTACTGAATATAGAGAAGTAGATACAGGAGAAAAAAGCTTTTGGATTTGGGACAGTAGTCAGTCTTTTGATGATATAGTATCCTTTGAATTATCTGTCGCAGAAAATAAGCCAATCCGAAAGATACTAAGTTTTTTTAGAATATCTAATAAGGAGGTAGATAAAGATTGGAGAATACACGCAGATACCATAATTAATAATGAAAGACCCGATAGAGCATTAGTATTATATTTGTCTAAATCTAATATGAATGAACTTCACGGTACTGCTTTTTGGGAACACAAAAGTATGGGTGAAACTATGCCGAGTAATATTTCTGAAGCAGAGTTTGATGAGGCATTGAAAAATGATTCTAATGATTTAGATAAATGGAATTTAAAAAGTGTAGTTGGATATAAACCTAATAGATTACTATCGTATCCCTGTAATTACTTTCACAGTAAATATCCAAATGAAAGTTGGGAAGAGGGTAGAATAGTCTATGTAATGTTTTATAAAAATGAATGAGTTTATTTATTGGGAGGATGAATGGAACGAACACGATGGTTCACCTATTCCTTTTAGAAAAGCAAAAAGATTTAAAAATGAAATCAAAAGAAATAAAATTAAAAATAATAGAAGCAGGTCACAGGGCAGTAGAGCAACTGATAAAGGTGGCGAAGGAGCAGATTATTAAACACGACCCTGAAGATGATTTATCTGCTGATAGATTAAAGAATGCAGCAGCTACAAAAAAGTTAGCAATATTTGATGCATTTGAAATATTAAATAGAATCGAAGCTGAAAGAGAAGCTATTGATTCTTTAGAGAATGGAGTAAAGAAAACTGATACAAAACAAGGATTTGCAGAACGAAGGTCTAAATAACTTATATAGAACTCTTGAGGGTGTAGTACCAAAAAATGTTTTAACGTCTAAGAACAAGGCTAAAACGTGGAAATATGGGTATGATGCTAAGTATGATATTGTTGTTATATCTAAAACAGGTGATATTGGAGATATAATAGAGATACAAGGTTTGCGTATTGCACTACCTAAAGTTCCCAAATCAGTATATAGTAGAAGTAAAAAGAAATCAGAACAGTATTGGGAAAGACAAGACTTACCTAAAGCATTATCTAGAATACAATCTATCTTTCAATGGAACGAAATGTCTTCTGATTTTAAAGATAGATGGGTAGATTATATTGAAGCAGAGTTTGACTACAGGGAGAATGGGATGTGGTTTATGTCAAATGGAAAACCTGTATACATTACAGGTGCTCATTATATGTATTTACAATGGACAAGTATTGACGTAGGCTATCCTGATTTTAGAGAAGCAAACAGAATATTGTTTTTGTTTTGGGAAGCTTGTAAAGCTGACAAGAGAAGTTTTGGAATGATATATCTAAAGATTAGACGTTCCGGTTTTTCTTTTATGTCTTCATCTGAATGTGTAAACACAGGAACATTAGCAAAAGACTCAAGAGTTGGCATACTGTCAAAGACAGGTTCTGATGCTAAAAAAATGTTTACAGATAAAGTTGTTCCAATAAATAATAGACTACCATTCTTTTTTAAACCTATTATGGATGGTATGGACAAACCTAAAACAGAATTAGCTTTTAGAATCCCTGCATCCAAGATTACTAAAAAGAATATGTATGAAGTATCTGATGATGAGTTATATGGTCTAGATACTACTATTGATTGGAAGAACACAGATGACAACTCTTACGATGGTGAAAAGCTTTTGCTTTTAGTTCACGATGAAAGTGGTAAATGGGTAAAGCCAAATAATATTTTAAATAATTGGCGAGTAACTAAAACCTGTTTACGATTAGGTAGTAAGATTATTGGAAAGTGTATGATGGGTTCTACATCAAATGCTTTGGATAAAGGTGGTAGTAACTTCAAAAAACTATATACAGATTCTAACGTACTACAAAGAAATGCAAATGGACAAACTAAAAGTGGAATGTATAGTTTGTTTATTCCTATGGAATGGAATATGGAAGGGTTTATTGACAGGTATGGAATGCCTGTTTTAGAAACCCCAAAGAACGAAGTTGAAGGTATTGATGGTGAAATGATTTACCAAGGTGCAGTAAACTATTGGGAAGCTGAAGTTGATTCATTAAAGAATGACCCTGATGCTTTGAATGAATACTACAGACAGTTCCCTAGAAGTGAGTCCCACGCATTTAGAGATGAGAGTAAACAATCAATATTCAACCTAACTAAGATATACCAACAAATAGATTATAATGACTCTCTAATATTAGAGCATCACGTTACTCGTGGTAATCTACGTTGGAAGAATGGAGTAAAAGATAGCGAGGTAATTTTTTCACCTGACAATCGTGGGAGATTTTTTGTTTCTTGGACTCCTAATAAAGTGTTACAAAACAATGTTGTAACACGCAAAGGAAATAAGTATCCCGGCAATGAACATATAGGAGCATTTGGATGTGACAGTTATGACATATCAGGTGTAGTTGGTGGTGGTGGTTCTAACGGAGCACTACACGGAAAAACTATGTTTAATATGGATGAAGCACCAAGTAATGAATTTTTCTTAGAATATATAGCAAGACCACAAACTGCTGAAATATTCTTTGAAGATGTATTGATGGCTTGTGTGTTTTATGGTATGCCGATTTTAATAGAAAATAACAAACCTAGATTATTGTATCATTTTAAAAATAGGGGATATAGACATTTCTGTATGAACCGACCTGATAAAATATATACAAAGTTATCTAAAACTGAAAGAGAATTAGGAGGTATTCCTAACTCTAGTGAAGATGTAAAACAAGCACACGCATCTGCTATTGAATCTTATATCGAAAATCATATAGGTATGAAAGATGATATGGAGATGGGAGATATGGTTTTTACAAGGACTCTAGAGGATTGGGCAAAGTTTGATATTAGCAATCGTACTAAGTATGATGCTGCTATTAGTTCAGGTTTAGCTATAATGGCTACACAGAAACATCTCTATTTACCTGAGAAAAAACTTTCAAAAATAAAGATTAACTTTGCAAGGTATAGTAACAAGGGCAAATATAGCGAAATTATCAGATGAAAAAAGTAAACATAAACATATCATCTGCAGGTTTTCCTAGTCAATTCGTATCCGATTCTGAAAAAGCTACTGTCGAATTTGGGTTACAAATTGGTCAAGCAATTCAATATGAATGGTTCAAAAAAGATGGAAACCAATGTAGATACTATAATCAATGGAGGGACTTCAATCGTTTAAGATTATATGCGAGAGGAGAACAACCAATAGGAAAATATAAAAACGAATTAGCAATTGATGGAGATTTATCCTATCTAAATTTAGATTGGACTCCTGTGCCAATACTACCAAAGTTTGTTGACATTGTAGTAAATGGAATGCAGGACAGAGATTTTCAAGTCAAAGCATATGCACAAGATGCATTATCTCAATCACGAAGAAGCAAGTATCAAATGATGATTGAGGGTCAGATGGCTGCCAAGCCGATGCTCGAAACTATACAACAAAAAACAGGAGCAAACCCTTTTACTGTAGAGCCTGATGAACTTCCAAATACTGATGAGGAGTTAAAGCTATATATGCAACTCAACTATAAACCTGCAATAGAAATTGCAGAAGAGGAAGCTATTAATACTTTGTTTGAATCAAACAAGTATAATGATATTAGAAAACGTCTTGATTACGACCTAACTGTTTTAGGTATTTCTTGTGCAAAGCACGAGTTCTTACAAGGTGATGGTGTTAACATTAAATATGTTGACCCTGCTAACATTGTTTATAGTTATACTGAAGACCCACATTTTAAAGATTGTTTTTATTGGGGTGAAATTAAAACAGTTCCAATTATCGAACTTAAAAAGATTGACCCATCATTAACTAATGAAGACTTAGAAGAAATATCTCAATACTCTCAGAGTTGGTATGATTATTATAATACTGCTCAGTTTTATGAGAACGATATTTTTTATAGAGATACTGCAACCTTAATGTATTTCAATTATAAGACTACTAAAAGGGTAACTTATAAAAGAAAGGTGAAAGACAACGGAAACGTAAGTATGATTGAAAAGGATGACCAATTCAATCCACCTGTTGAAATGCAAGAAGAACAAAACTTTGAGAAAGTACAGAAGACTATTGATGTATGGTATGAAGGTGTAATGGTTATGGGAACTAACATAATGCTTGAATGGAAGCTTATGGAAAATATGGTTAGACCACAATCAGCAACTCAACACGCAATACCAAATTATGTAGCAGTTGCACCAAGAATGTATAAAGGTGCTATTGAATCCTTGGTTAGAAGGATGATTCCTTTTGCTGACCTTATTCAGATAACACACTTAAAGTTGCAACAAGTAATTTCAAGAGTTGTACCTGATGGTGTATTTATAGATGCAGATGGTCTGAATGAAGTTGATGTAGGTACAGGTAATGCTTATAATCCTGAAGATGCTTTAAGATTATATTTCCAAACAGGTTCTGTTATTGGTAGAAGTTATACTCAAGAGGGTGACTACAACCAAGGTAAAGTACCTATCAAAGAATTACAATCAAGTTCAGGTGCATCTAAAACACAAATGCTTATTAGTAATTACAATCATTATTTAAACCAAATAAGAAACGTAACCGGATTGAATGAGGCTAGAGATGGTAGTACACCTGACCCTAACTCATTAGTTGGCTTACAGAAACTTGCAGCTTTAAATTCAAACGTAGCTACTAGACATATATTGGATGGTAGTCTTTACATATACAGAACTATAGCTGAAGCATTAACTTACAGGGTTGCTGATATTTTACAGTATGCAGATTTTAAAGAAGAGTTTGTAAACCAAATAGGTAAATACAATGTATCAATACTAAATGATATAGCTGATTTATACATTTATGACTTTGGTATATTCATTGAATTATCTCCTGATGAAGAACAAAAACAACAGTTGGAGCAAAACATACAGATGGCTTTATCTAAAGGCGATATTAACTTGGAGGATGCTATTGATATTCGTGAAGTAAAAAATCTAAAACTTGCGAATCAACTTCTCAAAATGAAGAGAATATCTAAACAGGATAGAGAAGAGAAAATGCAAATGCAACAACAAGCTATGCAATCTCAGCAAATGTTGAAGGCTCAAGAAATGAAACAACAACAGGAGTTACAGAGAATGCAAATGGAAACTCAAGCTAAAATGGAATACAGACAAGCTGACATTGCGTTTGAGATTGAGAAAATGAAGAATGAAGCTATGTTGAAATCACAGTTAATGGATAAAGAGTTCCAATTAAATGTGGAGTTGGCTAAACTAAACAACCAAGGTTTGTCTAATAGAGAACAAGCTAGAGAAGATGCAAAAGCAAAACGTATAAGTCAAGCTAATACAGAACAATCTAAAATGATTAATCAGAGAAAGAACAATCTACCTCCGATTAACTTTGAGTCTAATGAAGATAGTTTAGATGGTTTTGATTTAGCAGAGTTTGAACCTAGATAAATGGTCTAAAACTATATGATTTTTTGTGTAACTTTGTATAAAATTAAATTCAATATAATATGGAAATAAAAGTAAAAGCAGTTACAGGAACTGAAGAGAAGTCTGTACAACAAGTTGAACAAGATTTGTTGGACAAGCACGAAGCCAAGATAGAGGGGGAAGAATCTCAACAAGTAACTGTAAAAGAAGAAACACCAAAGGTTGAAGTAAAAGCTGAGGTGACAGAACAAAAAGAAGAACCGAAAGCTGAAGAGCCAAAGGTTGAAGAAGATATTAAAACTCAATCCTCAGAGTTAAAAGAGGAAGACGTTCTTAAATTTATTGGTAACAGATACGGTAAAGAGTTTAAATCTCTTGATGAGTTACAACAACAGAGAGAGGAGGAACCTCTACCTGAAGATGTAGCTAAGTATCTGAAATATAAAAAAGAAACAGGTCGTGGATTCGATGACTTTGCTAAAATGCAAAAGAATTACGATGAAATGGAACCTGATAGATTGCTAAGAGAATATCTAACTGCAACAGAAAAAGGATTAGACCCTGAAGATATTAATGATTTGATGGAGGACTATACTTTTGATGAAGACGTTGATGATGAAAAGCAGATTAGAAAAATTAAATTAGCAAAGAAAAAAACTATTGCGAAGGCTAAAGATTATTTTGCCAAACAACAAGAACTATATAAGGTTCCTCTTGAGTCAAGGGGAGAAGCCAAAAGTTCGGATGTTTCGTCAGAAGAGTTGGAAGCATATCGTAATTATATAGCTGAAGCGAAGACATATCAGGAGCAGCAATCTCGTTTGAGAGAGGTGTATGACAAAAGAACTGATGATTTGTTTAGTGAGTTCAAAGGTTTTGAGTTTACGTTAGATGACAAGAAAGTTTACTTTACTCCGGGTGATGCTACAGAAATCAGAAAACTGCAAAGTGAACCACAGAATTTTGTAAAAAAGTTCTTAGGTGAAAACGGTGAGATGATTGATGCAGCAGGATACCACAGGTCACTAGCAATGGCGATGCATCCCGAAAAGTTTGCAAGGTTTTTTTATGAGCAAGGGAAGTCTGCAGCAGCAGATGAAACTATGAAAAAGTTGAAAAATGTAAATATGTCAACTCGTTCAACTCCTGAAATTACTAAGTCAAACAACGGTTTGCAAATCAAATCTGTAACACCACCGAGCAGTCGGGGTCTACGGATTAGAAGTAAAAATAAATAAATGTTTAAAACTTAAAAATTAGAAATTATGAGTGTACAAAGCGTACCCGGTTTTGATTTACAACCATCAGCACAACAAGTGCCGGTTGCATCAAACTACATTACTAACTTTGACTTTCTTAATCAGTATCTTCCTGATACATATGAAAAAGAATTTGAAAGATATGGTAATAGAACAATCTCCTCATTCTTGAGAATGGTAGGAGCAGAAATGCCTTCTAACTCTGACCTTATTAAATGGGCAGAACAAGGTAGATTACATACTAAATATACTGACTGTACTACTGCAGCAGTAATTAATGCTGACGAAGCTACGTTTACAGTAAACGATGCAGGTGTTCCTGCTTTCGGTGCTAGTAATAGTATTGCTATCAGAAAAGGTCAGACTGTTATGATTAGCGACAACGCAGGTGGTGGTTCTGTAAAAGGAATTGTTACTGATGTTGATTTAGCTAACTTCACTTTTGACGTAGCATTTTATCCTGCTGATGGTCTTCCTGTAGCAGGTGCAGGTAAGAAGTTTACTACTTTCATTTACGGTTCTGAATTTAAAAAAGGAACTGAAGGAATGGATGGTAGCTTAGAAGCTGACGACCTAATCTTCGAGAACTCTCCAATTATCATTAAAGATAAGTATGCAGTATCAGGTTCTGATATGGCTCAAATTGGATGGGTTGAAGTAACTACTGAGAATGGTGCTAACGGATACCTATGGTATTTAAAGTCTGAGCACGAAACTAGATTGAGATTCGATGACTACCTAGAAACTGCAATGATTGAAGCAGTTCCTGCAGAAGCTAATGGTGGTGCTATCAATCCTGCACTTAACCCTGATTACGGTAACAAAGGTTCTGAAGGAATCTTCTACGTTGTTGGAAACAGAGGTAACGTATGGGCAGGTGGTAACCCAACTACTTTAGGACAATGGGATAGCATTATCTCAAGACTAGATAAGCAAGGTGCGATTGAAGAGAATGTTGTTTTTGTTGATAGAGATTTCTCTTTCGCAATTGACGATATGCTTTCTGAGCAATCTTCTAACGCAGCAGGTGGTGTTTCTTACGGTCTATTTGACAACGAAAGAGAAATGGCATTGAACCTAGGTTTCACAGGATTTAGAAGAGGTTACGACTTCTATAAGTCTGATTGGAAATACTTGAACGACCCAACAATGAGAGGTGGTTTATCAAGTGTTGCAGGTTCAGGTAAAATCAATGGACTTTTAGTTCCTGCAGGTTCTACTTCTGTATATGACCAAATCTTAGGTAAGAATGCAAAAAGACCATTCTTGCACGTTAGATATAGAGCTTCTGAAACAGAAGACAGACGTTACAAAACTTGGATTACAGGTTCTGCAGGTGGAGCAAGAACTTCTAGCTTAGATGCTATGGAGGTACACTTCTTATCTGAAAGAGCAGTATGTACTTTAGGTGCTAACAACTTCTTCTTATTCCAAGCATAAGATGAAAACTATTAAGGGGGAGGATTACCTCCCCCTTTTTTTACTTTAATTAAATTTTAAATAAAATGGCAAAAAAGAAACAAGCAAAGTTTGTGGACAAGAGTTACAAGCTTACAAGAGGAGTAGCACCTCTTTCCTATATGCTACCAACAAAACATTCCAAAAGTTTTTCTTTACTACACTTTGATGAAGAAACCGGTACTAACCGTGAAATGAGATATGCTCGTAATCAAAACTCCTGTTTTGTAGATGAGCAAGATAAAAATGTAGTATTAGAACCAATTATCTTTGAGGATGGATTCTTATATGTACCAAAAGAAAATCAAGTATTACAACAGTTTTTACACTATCATTCTTTAAATGGTAAATCATTTGTAGAGATTGATGAGAGCAAAGATGCAGCTTCAGAAGTTGACAGACTTATGGTAGAAGCAGATGCAATGGTAGAAGCTAAAAAACTTTCTATTGAACAACTTGAGAATGTTTGTAGAGTTCTATTTAATACTGACACTTCTGTAGTATCTACTGCTGAAATGAAAAGAGATGTATTGGTATATGCTAAAAAGAGTCCTGCTGATTTCTTAGAAGTAATTAAAGACCCTGACTTAAAACTTATGGGTACTGTTCAAAGATTCTTTGATAATGGGTTACTAGGATTAAGAAAGAGTGGTAAAGAAGTATGGTTTAACACCAACACTAACAAGACTAAATTATTAAACGTACCATTTGGTGAAGAACCAATAGATATTGTATGTCAATATATGCAGTCTGATGATGGTATTGAGGTGTTAGAACATCTTGAATCTTTATTAGATTAATCCTTATATTTGTACTTTATTAACCCATTAAATTTTTACTATGAGTAATATGAAGAAATATCTAGAAATAGATACAAAATTAGGAAAAAGATTAGTTTGTATAGATACTTGGATGTATCTAGAGTATGACAAAACAACACCTGCTGATATAGTGTATATTCACTTAACAGGTGGAAGTCACAGGATTAAAATTGATGGTGCTGAACTTGATACAGGACTTGGCATTGTCAAAGTTCTTGAAGATGCTATGGCAGATGCATACGCATCAAGTTGGCTAAAAGTTGTACATCCTGTAGTTGTACCTGATAGTATGTTAGTAGATGGTACTGAGATTACTTCTTTAACGATGCAATTGCTTCCGTAAATACAATCTAACCAACATTAAATCAAGGACCTCTTCAAAAATGAAGGGG